CACTGGTATTAGTTGTCACAAGGTTGAAACTCTCATCTGCACCTAGAAAATTAATAGTGTCGATGGTCGAATTTGTTATCACTGTGTTGTTCGCTTGGTTCTTGTTGTCCGAGGTTCCCCTCGCTGATGCCAGTGCGGTCACACCTACTATTGCCGCTCCCACTGAGAACTGTGCTACGGGGTTGGATATTGTGCCTGCCTGTTTGCCCACTTCAAGTATACCATCCTTGGCTATGCCTTTCAACTCTTCCTTGACTGCTGACTTCTTGATCTTCTTGGCGTTGTTGTATGTGTTTGACGCACCAAGTATCGCACCCAGGATGTTGCCTGATTGCACGTTCCTCATCACCGAGCCTATGCCGTCCACGATGCCACCTGGTCCAAATATGCTGTTTGTACCACCACCCAGTATGGATAGTGGGCTGGGGGAGTGATCATAGTGTATGGTCGCGAATCCAGGAACATTGTTTTTGTTGACTATGCCTGCCTTGTAAATCACTGTCTCGTAAAGTATCTGCATTGTGTTGTTCATGATGCCTGCACCGTCCGCCTGATCCAGGTTGTCATGTGCGAATGATCCTATAACAGGATTGACCAAGGTCATTGATGTGAACCTCTGTTTGTGTAACACGAATATCTCTATGCCTTTGAGGTAAGGCTTCTTTGATTGTTTGGGTGTGTCCAAACCAAATTTTGTTGTTGCTCTTGCATCTCCCCAGTCGTAGTAATCGTCCTTGGTGTTGGAGATTGTCATGTCGTTGTTCATGCCAACGGAGTCTGCCACGTTGTACTCGTAGTACTTCTTCCAGAATGCGTTGACCGTGTCTGCGTGGTCATCATGGAATGTTATGTTGACTGGCTCGTACGCGATCCTGGTCGCCGTGTACATCTTCTTGTTGTACTGTGTCTTCTCTTCCATGCTCATGTTGTATTTTGGAAGATCGCAGGCCTTGACCAACATGTTCAGTTCATATCTCTCGTTGGGATTGAATCCGTCCACGAAAAGCGTCTCGTCTGTGTTGAAAACCACGTGGAACAGGAACTTCTGTTTTGGCATCAGCTTGAAATTGTTGTCTACGTACAATCGCGATGCGTGTTGGTAGTCTTTCATCCCCGGAAGACCGTCTTGGAAACCTTTTAAGAAGTTGTTGATGCTTGGCATAGTGTTATTTATAGTCACAAAAAAAGCGCCTATAAAGACGCTTTCGATGTATTAAATGCTAAGTCTAATTTTTTGTATTACTGTCCGCCACCTGTTGAAAGTGTACCGATCGTTCTAGCTACTGCTGTCCCGATGCCTGTACCTGTAGGTGTCTGTATAGCGTTGTCGTATCTCACTGACATGGTGATAGTCACTGGATCTGATGTTGCATATGCCAGTGTGTTGTAGTTAACGTTCTCAACGTAAGCACCGTAAAGTTCCCATGTCTCTAGAACGTTTGGAGTACTTGCTCCGTTACCACCGTCTAGCATTTCAATTCTGCCTGTGAATTTGTAATCAATACCTGATGCCGCACTTGACTGTTCAAAGAAATCAAACTGTTTCTGTATCTGTTCACCAACCAGTTTGCTTACTGAGTTGTTGACGTCATCTCTTAGATTGATTGTGATTGGTTCCCAAGTGTGTTTGCCCGCAACATAAACTTTTGAGTTGTACACATCTAGTGTCACTGTGTCGAAAGTCAAGCTGGGTCTTGTTGTGTCTATCACTTGTTTTGTTAGTTCTGATCTCGGTGTTGATACTCCAAAATTTTCCAGGATCAATCTGAAACGATACTGAAGTTTTGGCATCAACAGACCTTGTGATGCTGAACTTTGGTCGTTGCTTAAAGGTACTGTAAATTTTGATAATGTTGATATTGCCATTTGTTTCTCCTATTTATCGAAAATTAGTTCCCTAACTTTGCAATTTCTCCTGTGTTTTTGATTCTCAACGGTATGTAAATAAATTCAACTGATTTGATTGGCTCAATCGCTATGTCTACATACAGCTCGTTCCTGTCTATCCTTGTAGGTGTGTTGTTTGTGTCGTCACAAACTACTAGGAAGTCATATAACGCTCTCTGACCAACAAGTTCCAACAAGAATGATTCGATCGCACCTTTGATCTCGTTCCTTGTTAGCTCATCATTTGGTTCAAATATGAACGGTTTAGCAACAGCATCTAGTTGTGTTCTTAGATACACTGCCAATCTTGAAACGTTTATCCTGTCTAGTGCTGAACTTGCCGATGTTTTGGTCAAGTTACCAAAGTTTACGATCCCAGCACCTGAGAAGAAAGTAATTGGGTTCACTTTAACCTCATGCATTGAATCTCTCACTGACTCCGTAACAGATATTGTTTGGAACTCTCCAGACGCCGTGTCGATGTAACCAACTGATGTGGCATTGTCAACGATGCCTCTTCTAGTTCCTGATGGTGCGAACCATGGGAAAGCTATGTTATCGTTGTTTGCCAGTGTTCTCATCATCATGTGTGATGCCGGAACCACAATTGATTTGCCTGTGTTGTCTGTTGTGAATCCTGATGGATAAAACATACCCAAGTAATCACTTGCACTCACCAGACCGTCTTCACCGTTGTCAAGTGCTGATGCCGTGTTGTTGGCCCAGTTCTGTATCGCTGTTGACGTACCTGTTAATCTCAATGGTGTGTCACCAACTACAAACGCTGTGTTGTTTCTGTCTGTGTTTAGGTTGATCATGTTTTGGATCAATTCAGGGTAACCAGGTGTAGCAATAACATTGAAGCCTCTTTGGTCTTCTCTGATTGCCTGGTTGGTGTCAATCTCTGATTTCATCTGTTCAACAATCACTTTTCTCTGTGCTTTTCTTCCGAATGCACCAGAACCGTCAGCGTTGTTGCTTGATTTAGTAACCCATCTGTCTGGGAAGTAAGTAGACACAGATTCATTGCTTGTTCTGATGTTACCTAAACCAGATGTTCCGCTTCCTGGATATTTCGTAGTTGTGATGTAGTTGTTTTTGTATTCCTTGACATTGTAACCAGAACGTCTAGTGTTCCAAAGCATGATACCTTGTGGGTAAAGGTCTGGATTAGGAGCATCTGGGTCTAGGAAGCCGTCACTCAAAAGGTTCTTGATGGTACTTGGTGTACCAGCTCCGCCTGTTGATAGTGAGTCTGCCTTGTCTGCTGAAGTTTGCCATCTAGCGTCTGCGAAGACAACACCGTCTTCTGTGGTCTGATCCGCTTTGTCAACAAGTTCCCACGCCGCACCTGATGTGGTCACTGCCACTTGGTTCGCTGTGTTGGTTGAACTTATTGTTGCTGATGTGTTGTATTTGTAAAGTTTTGGATAGTTCTCAAGGTCACTTGTGTCAATCCATAAGTCGTTAGTTACGAGTGCAGTACCATCTGACTGTGTAGTCGGTGCTGTTGCTGAGAACTGTGGACCATTCGGTGATGTTGTTGCATATGCTGTTGCGTATCCAACCCAAGTTGTACCATTGTGTGTCATGATGTCTGCTTCGTCTGTAGAAGTGTCATACCATAGTGTACCGTCTGCAGGTTCATTGCTTGGTGAACTTGTTGAAGCAGTGTAGCTCAATCTCTTGAAGTTTGAAGCCATGATACCTGTGTTAGCACTTGAGTCAAGGCTCTCACCTGTTGGTAGATCATACAAGTTGTCGATCAGTGTTGAGCTGTTCGCTGTGTATGTTCCATGACTGTGTGCCGTTGTTGCACTGAAACCCGCATCTGCCAGTGGTGTTCCTGATGTGTCAAACATTCTGAATTCACCGCCCAGTGCGTGTGTCATTGTGATCTCACCAGTAGCTAATTTAGAAGCACTAACGTTAGTCAGTCCCGCCGCCGCCACTGCCGCTATAAAGTCGTCAGCACCTGTGCCACTTACTGTGACAGTAACCGCTGAACTCAAAGCTTCTTGGTTCTTGACAGATTCCTGTATCGTGAAAGTGTTTCCACTTGTGAAACTAGGTGAAGTAATCAAACTTGTGATAGTTGTTGCACCGCCCTCGTATCTGAACAGTTGGAAGTCAGCAAGAGCTGGAGTTGAATCATTGGCATCTGCCGCCGTCATTGACTCTTCAGTCACGTTGTACTGTGCGTAAATCGTTCCCGTTGATAGAGCAGTTCCACCGTTCGCCGCGTCTAGGTTGTAGATCGCTGAATGGTTGGTAGCATAAAGTGGGGAAGCAACTGTTGAGAAGCTCGCACTTGCTGTGCTGTAAAGTTTAGCAACCAGGTTAGCGCCTGCGTTAGCTGAAGTAGTCTTGAACCAAACAGAACCGTTGGGTCTGTTCTCGTCTGCAGTCTTCCAAGTTGGTCTGTTGGTGTGTTTAGCCTGTAACAGTTTAGCACCGTTCTTGACACCTGCTGTTATCCCTAATTCTGCTAACAATCCATTTCCTTCTTCAAATCTGATTGTGTTAGCACCGCCTGTTGAATCGCCTAGTGCCTTACCATTGTGGAATATCTCTAGGTTACCTGTTGTACTATTGATTGCTGAGGTAACGTTAGTAACATTAGATCCAATTGCTGTGTTAACATCTGATAATGCTGTTCCGCCTGATGTGATAGTCACACCGTTCATCACCATGTTCTTAGTAGTCACTACTGTTCCAGATGCAACTGAAATTACAGGTAAAGATGTGTTCCATGCTGTTGAACCAACTTGTACCCAAGTGTTAGATGCTGTCTTCTTGTACATCTTGTTAGTAACGTGTGTGGTGTTGATTGCGTAATCACCAATTGACCCAATTGAAGTCTTAGGTGCACCAGTTGAGACACTGCCAACTAGGTCGCCAGTTGATGTGATCAATGTTGGAGTGATTGCTGTGAATGATTGATTGGTAGCAGACCATTCAAATGTACCATAGTTGCTTGATGCAAGGTCAAACCAGTATGTTCCGTTTGTTGGTGCCGCCGTTGGTGCCGAAGCACTTCCGAGTAATTCGCTAGTGTCTACGTTCGTTCTTAGCACGTAAGCTCTGTTGGCAACTCCTAGGAAAGAGTAGGCCGCTTGTAGACCCCATTCGTTCAACTCATAACCGTGTAATGAATTTCCTGAAGCGTCTGTGTAGAATTTCGGATCTCCGAAAGTCTCTGTTAATTCTCTCTGAGATGAGATCAAGTAAGCAGTGTTGGCGTTGGCTGTTGTTGTTCCCGCCGCAGTTCCGTCGCCTGCTCCGTTTGTCTTATTCCCTGATGATGCTACTATGAATAGTGGTGTTGTACCCGCATCTGATGGTACATAAAAGCTCTCGTTTATTACTGAAACTTCTACTCCTGGTGATGTTAATGCCATTTTTCGTATTCTCCTTGCAAGTTACGTATATACTAGAGTTATTTATTCAATCATACGGTTTTGTTGACATAATTTACCGTTTTCGAGGTGCCTATATAGGTGACGTAAATACACACATGCAGTACCAAGACAGACCGTTGTGTAAGGAGTGTAAGACCAAGCCTAGGGCCTATGCTTATAAAAGATATGGTATAATATATTGGCGTAGCAAGTGTGATACTTGCATCAGGAAAAAAGCCGGTAAGCGAGTAGGCGGTGTGACTGCGTTGCAACGTTCAGGATACAAGAAGCACAAGAAGTGTGAACTGTGTGGATTCAAGGCACAAGCACAGGCTCAGTTGGATGTGTTGTTTGTGGATGGGAATCTGAGGAATACTAATGCTGTTAATCTAAAAACTGTTTGTGCCAATTGCCAACGATTGGGTAGTACCCGTAGACTCGGATGGCGTGTGGGTGATCTTGTCGCTGACGATTAGGTCGTCTATTTTTGAATGTAAATCTTCCAACGTCCCGTCATTAGTGATCAAGTGATCGTACTCTGATTTGGCCCATGCGTATTCGGACGAATGTACATTTTTAGGTATGACATTTCCTTCCACGTAATCCGTGAACCATTCAGGATCCTGTCCCCTCTTCACGAGCAGTATCGTTCCGCCCATTTCTCTTATTGTTTTTATCTCGTTCTCGAATCTCGTGTCTGCAATCACAGTGGGTTTGCCGTCATATCTGGCCATGCAACTGTCAACCCATATAGCATCATGCATGCCTTGGCGCATGACTTCTGTGCCAAAATATTGTAGTACCCAACGTGGGGTCACATCCTTGCCAAAACGTTTGCTCCAGAACGTATCAGGCTTCTCTCTCCATGCCCTGCTTTGATCGGTCTTGCCTTCCAGCATTTCTCTGTCCCAGTTGAACATGGAACTGACTGCGTCTTTTAAACTTTTTGCGAATGAATCTTTACGGAAATTATGTTTCTGTTCTAGTCTATCTGAGA